CAGCGACCCAAGCCGGGGCGCTAACCGATGGTCAGCCCTCGCGAAGCGAAGGCGCGCCGGGCGCGGGTGCGCCGCCCCAGTACGGTCGACAAGCTCGACGCGGAGATTCGCGAGCTGATCGCCCAGCTGCGCATCGATCGCGGTTGGACGATCGATGAGATCCGCGCGAAGCTCGCCGAGTTGGGTCAAGGCCATATCAGCCGGTCGGCACTCGGGCGTCACGTACGTGGGCTCGAGGACGTCGCGGCGGACCTGAAGGAAACGCAGATCTTTGCCGAAGCGCTGGCGCGCGAGGCTGGCGGCAAAAGCGGATCGCAGCTGCTCGATATGAATTCGCAGCTGCTGCAGGCGAACATGTTCAAGCTGATGCTCGCCGAGAAAGACGGCGAAGGCGTCCAGCTGAGCTCGAAGGAAGCGAAGGAATTCTCCGAGGCGCTGCGCAATATCGCGCTGACCCGGAAGACCGAACTCGACGTGATCGAGCGCGCGGAGAAGCGCGCGACCGAAAAGGCGACGAAGGCTGCGGCGGAAAAGGCGACGACGGCCGCGCGGTCGAAAGGGCTTTCGCAGGACACGGTCGACGCGATCCGGTTCGCGGTACTGGGGAGCGACGGGTGATGGCATACGTGCTTGCAGCGCTCGCCGGTTGGCTGATTGCGGACCTACTCACGGGCGTCGTTCACTGGATCGAGGATCGCATCGACGGGGATAGCTGGCTGATCGTCGGAAGCCTTATCTTCGCGCCGAACCGGCTGCATCATGAACAGCCGATCGCATTCACGCGCAACGGGTTCTGGTCTCGCAACGGCACCTCGATCTCGGCGGCGCTTGGTGTCGGAGGAACGCTCGTCTTGATACTATACGTCGCGTTCGGCACCGGCGTGCCCAGCTGGGCTTGGGTCGCATTGGGTTCGGCGACGTTCGGCGGCGCTATGGCCAACCAGGTTCATTACTGGGCACACATGCCGCACCGTGCGCCGGGCATCGTCCAGGCGCTGCAGTCGATCGGGCTTTGCCAGTCGCGGCATCATCATGCGCGTCATCATGCTCCGCCGCAGCAGGACCGCTACTGCGTGCTGACGAACTGGCTCAATCCCTGGCTCGACAGGAATGACGTCTGGAAGCGGCTCGAACGGTTCGTGCCGAAGAGGTGGTTGGTATGACGCGCCAAGCATTGATCCATTATACTGCGGGCTGCCTACACTGCGGAGCCTCGGTTAGCGCGAAGAACGCGGTTTCATGGGCTCATAACCATGCGCGGCGTCATGATCATCAAGTCGAGCTCTCGCTCAGCTATTTGGTGTCGCCGGGAAAATGACGCTCGCAACCCCCAGCCTCGCTGAACGCGCCGAAGTTCGCCTCGCGACGGAGGAAACGCTCTCGCGCCTCGAACAGGGCGATCTGCTGCTTGGCTATCAGGCCCGTACGCTCGATCTCCTGTTCGCCGGCACCGCGCTTGTCGTCATCGAGAAGTCCCGTCGTATCGGGCTGACCTGGGGCGTTGCCGCCTTCGCCGCACTGAAGGCGGCCGCGTCGGCGGCAGCGGGCGGCCAGAACGTCTGGTACATGGGCTACGACAAGGACATGACCCTCGAATTCATCGAGGTCTGCGCGATGTGGGCGCGCGCCTTCGGCCTCGTCGCAGGTGACATCGAGGAGGAGGATGTCCTCGAGGCCGACGAGAAGGGCGTGAAGTCGTTCTCGATCCGCTTCGCCTCCGGCTTCCGCATTACGGCGCTGCCGAGCGTCCCGCGCGCCTTGCGCGGTAAGCAGGGCATCGTGGTGATCGATGAAGCCGCGTTCCACAAGAACGTCGACGAAGTCATCAAGTCCGCCATGGCGCTGCTGATCTGGGGCGGCCAGGTGGTCGTGATCTCAACGCATGACGGCGTGGCGAACGCCTTCAACCGGTTGCTGGACGAGATCCGCGCGGGCAAGCGCCGCGGCACGCCGATGACCATCACGTTCGCCGATGCGATGGCGGACGGCCTTTACGAGCGGATCGCCCTCGTCGCGAAGACCAAGGGCACGGAGATCGCGCCCAAGGAAGAATGGGAAGCGGCAATCCGCGCCAGCTATGGCGAGGATGCGGCCGAAGAACTCGATTGCGTTCCGAAGATCGGCTCCGGCTCGTTGATCAGTCTCGAAGACATCATCGCTTGCGAGCATGAGGATGCCGGCATCGCGGATCTTTACGAGGGCGGGCTCTGCTATGTCGGACGCGACGTTGCACGACGGCGCGACGGGCAGGTCCAATATTGCATGGAGCTGATCGGCGACGTCTTGTGGCAGCGCGACACCTACGAAGAGGTCGGCCGCACCTTCGCTCATCAGGACGCGTTCTTCGGCAACCTGTTCGACACCCGGCGCGTCGTCCAGGCGCGGATCGACCAGACCGGCATGGGCGAAAAGGTCGTCGAGGATCTGATCGTCAAATTCGGCGCGAGCCGGGTTTTTGGCGAGCTGCTGACCGGACCGACCCGCTACGACCTCGCGATCGGACTAAAGAAGCGGTTCGAGGAACGCCGCATCCGCATCCGGCCCGACGCCGTTACGCGCGCCGATCTGATGGCGCTGAAGAAGATGGGCAGCGAGCAGTCGGGCGGCATTCGCATCGTGAACGAAGGCGCGGTCCATGCCGACCGCTTCTGGGCCTACGGTCTCGCCTCACGCGCCTGCGATCTCGGTGGTGGGCGAAGCTACAGCTACGAGCCGATCGGCCGCAGAGGCAGCCGTTTCGATCATCCTGACGACACATACGAACAGACGCGCCGCGACGATTTCGACGGACCGCTCGGCGCACGCTTCAGAGGAGGATTGTAATGGCCGAACTGGTCGATGCCAGCGGGCGGCCGTTGAAGCGCGACACGCTCAAGCGCGAAGTCGCCGGGCCGACGATCGGCGGCGTGCGCTCGCCGATCGCCAACTATCCCGCCGATGGTCTGACGCCCGCACGCCTGGCGCAGATCCTGCGTGATGCGGACCAGGGCGAACCGCTCGAGTATTTCGAGCTCGCCGAGATCATCGAGGAGCGCGACCTGCATTATGCTGGCGTTCTCGCAACGAGGAAGCGCGCCGTCAGTCAGATCGACATTACGGTCGAGGCCGCGTCGGACAGTGCCGAGGACGTGGCGCGTGCCGACATGATCCGCGACTGGCTGAAGCGCGACGAGCTGGCGGACGAGGTGTTCGACATGCTCGACGCGATCGGCAAGGGCATAAGCTTTACCGAAATCATGTGGGACGTATCCGAAGGGCAATTGTGGCCGTCACGTCTCGAATGGCGCGACCCGCGATTCTTTACTTTCGAGCGTCGGGACCTGCGAACGCCGCGGTTGCGCGGGGGCGAGGACGGCAATCAGGCGTCGGGGCCGCTGCCCGGCTTCAAGTTCATCGTCACCCAGATCAAGGCGAAGTCGGGCCTGCCGGTCCGATCGGGCATCGCGCGTCTCGCGAGCTGGGCGTGGATGTTCAAGGCGTTCACCCAGCGCGACTGGGCGATCTTCACCCAGACGTACGGGCAGCCGGTCCGCATCGGTAAGTTCCACGAGAGCGCGTCCGAGCAGGACAAGGCAACGCTGTTCCGCGCCGTAGCGAACATCGCTGGCGATTGCGCGGCGATCGTGCCGAGCTCGATGGAGATCGAATTCGTCGAGGCGAAGAACATCACCGCAGGCTCGGATCTCTACGAACGCCGCGCCGACTGGCTCGATCGGCAGGTGTCGAAAGCGGTGCTCGGCCAGACCAACACGACGGACGCGCAGGCGGGAGGGCTCGGATCGGGTCAGGCAGACGTCCACAACGAGGTACGCGGCGACATCGAGATGGCCGATTGCAAGGCGCTCTCGGCCGTCATCAATCGCGACCTGGTCCGGCCGTGGATCGATCTCGAATACGGTCCGCAGAAAGCCTATCCCCGCCTCGTCATCGCCCGGCCGAAGCCGGAAGACCTCAACGCGCTCGTCGACAACGTCATCAAGCTGGTCGGCGTCGGCATGGAGATCGAGCAGTCCGAAGTGCGGGACAAGATCGGTCTCAGCGATCCAGCCAAGGGCGCCAAGCTGCTCGTCGCGCCTCGCTCCTCACGACCGGCTGCCGGACCGGATTATGACGAACTGCCGCCGCCTCAACCGCAATCGGCATCACCCAAGGTAGAGCTTCAACGCGAAGAGGAGCCACCGGCCGCACCTGCAGCGATCGGCGACCAGCTCGCGAGCGCGGCCGATCCGGAAGTGATCGCTATGGCTGCCTCGATCGAAACGATGGTGGAGCGGGCCTCTTCGCTATCGGAACTGCGCGTAATGCTGCAGAACGCCTTCGACGTTTCGAACAGCGCCAGCCTTGCCCGAGTGATCGCGCAGGCCGTCGCGGCAGCGCAGGCCGCCGGGCAGTTCGATGCCGTCGATGAAAGCGAATAAGCGGTGGGAGCGGCACTGCGGCCTGTAGAGCCCCAGAATGGCCCAGAACCGGTTTCCGGCCCTCCGGTCGCCGAGATTGCCTGTTCGGGCTTCTTATGGCCGCTTAAATCGCCGCTGAGCGGCTTCGGGGCCTCCATCGCTTCGGACGGTTTGAGATGAGCGATCCCGAACGCCTCAGCGGCGCATATCGCAGGCCATTTCCTGAACAGGTCGCCTTTTTCCGCAACAAGCTCGGTAATCTCGTTCCGACGCGCCGTTGGGACGATATTCGGCGCGACGCTCATGACCAGGGCTTCATGGTTGCCGGCGCGATGCAGGCGGACCTTCTTACCGATCTCGCCGCTGCGGTCGACAAGGCGATAGTGGAGGGGCGCGGGCTGGAAGAGTTCCGCAAGGACTTCCGCGCGATCGTCAAGAAGAACGGGTGGACGGGCTGGACCGGCGAAGGCAGCGTCAAGGGCGAAGCGTGGCGCGTGCGGACGATCCTGCGCACTAATGCCTACACCAGCTATGCGGCGGGTCGATATGCGCAGCTCAAAGCGCGCGGATTTCCGCTTTGGGTCTATCGCCATGGTGGATCGGCCGAGCCGCGCCACCAGCACCTGCACGAATGGAACGGGCTAATTCTCCCCCCGGATCATCCATTTTGGCAAAAGGCGTATCCGCCCAGCGACTGGGGCTGCAGCTGCTACGTCGTCGGTGCGCGCAGTGAAGCGGGAGCCATCCGCCTCGGAGGCGACCCTAAGAAGAAGCTGAGAGACGATTGGGACAAGATCGATCCTGAGACCGGCGCGCCGGCAGGCATCGGCAAGAACTGGGATTACGCACCGGGCGCCAGCGTCGTCGATACGGTGCGGGCACTGGCGGAAAAGGTCCGCCACTGGGATTATCAGATCGCCAAGGCGTTCATGGCCGAACTGCCCGCTGGGCGTGCCGATGATCTGGCAAGAGCCTATCGCAATCTGCCGACGACGGCTGACGATGCGCGCCGCTATGCCCAGCGCGTCGCGGAGCCGAAGCCTGATCTCCCACCGCTTCCGCCCGTTCGCACGCTCGGTCGGGTGCATTCCGAGCAGGCATCCAAGATTGAGCGCGAGAGCGGCGTCGATGTCGCTGCGTTCGATTTCAGTATCGCGGAATACGATGCTCGGCATGTCTTCAACAGCCATGGGGATGATGCGGTAGAGGCGAAGCGCGGCCATCGCGCCGTAACCGCGGCGGATTTCGCCTCGCTTCCCACGCTTCTCAATCGATCGACGCCGGAACCGGCCGGACAGTCGGATACCGGAGCTCCGGTGTTTCGCTTCGCTGCGGACATCGATGGCAAGCGCCACACCGCGTCGTTCGAGCTACGCAAGGGCAGACGTACCATGGCGCTGCGCAGCTACTGGATCCAGCGATGAAGGATGGGCCGATGCACCCCCTGCCTTACGCCCGAAGCGGATTTCCGGTTATGAGCCGGACGGCGCGATGCGTGCATCGGTTGCTCAGGAGATAGCCATGATCGGCGTCCAATTCAATGTCGGCAAAACGCGCGAAGCGTTGAAGGCCGCGATCGCCGAGTTGCAGGACATGACGCCGGTCTACGAGGACGTGGCGGAATACATGAGCGAGAAGACCAGGCGTCGCTTCATCGAAGGCAAGGCACCTGATGGTACGGCATGGGCTCCGAAGAGCGAAGGCACGCTCGCTCGCTACAAGCGTCTTGGATATGGCAACCTCGGCAAGACGCTCATCGGCCCCTCGAAAGCGCTCTCGCGCCAGATCCTCAGTTTCGTCAGCAAGGACGGCGTCGTCATCGGGTCGGCGCAGATCTACGCGCGCGTAATGCAGGAAGGTGCGGCCAAGGGCGCGTTCGGGACCGACGCGCGTGGCAGACCATTGCCCTGGGGGCGCATCCCGGCACGCGAATGGCTCGGCATCTCGGCGCGTGAAGCGATCGATATCGTGGCGATCGTCGAAGAGCATCTGGGGCGAACGCTCGACCTGTAGGCGTCATCGCGATTGATTAAGCTGCGGCGCCGTGCCAGCAAGAGCACCGGCGATCCCCTGAAATCCGCATGATGCCCGCGACGGCGGGCATGGGATGAGGCCTCCGACCCGGCCATTGCAGTCGGGATGACAACGCCCGCCGCCCCCCAAACTTCGATCGAACTGATGGGTGCTCTCAGCATACCCGACGGCGTGCCGGAGTGGATCCACCTTTTGCCTGCGGGCTCGATCAAGACGCAGGATGGGCGCGGCCCCTACAGCGTCGCCTCTCTGAGCGCGCTCGCCACCGCCATCAACCAGATCGGCAAGCTTCCTGTCGACGAATGCCACTCTTCCGACCTGGCCGGACCGAAAGGTCTTCCGGCTCCGGCTCGCGGATGGATCGTCGAGGTCGAGGCGCGCGAGAACGGTGACGATGGTGACGGCCTCTGGGGCCGGGTCGAATGGACCGGCACGGGCCGCGCCCTGATGGAGGATCGGGCCTACAACGGGATCAGTCCCGTCATCGCCTGCACCAAGGACAATTCGGTGGTCGGGCTGCTGCGCGCGAGCCTCACGAACACGCCCAATCTCAAAGGGCTTACCACCCTGCATTCGCAAGATTTCGAAACGGAAGGAACCGGCATGGACTGGAAGGCAAAGCTGATCGAGCTGCTCGGGCTCGACGAGAATGCCGACGATGCGGCGATCGACGCCGCGTTGAAGGCGAAGATGGAGGCGTCCGCGCCCGAAGCATCTACCCATTCGCAGCAGGACATCACGCAGCATCCCGCGTTCATCGCGCTGCAGAGCGAGCTGTCCGACACCGTTACCCAGCTCAATTCGGTCAGCGAAACGACCGCTCGCGACAAGGCCACCGCCTATGTCGACGGCGCGATTGGCGAAGGCCGCGTAGGCGTGAAGGCAGCGCGCGACGAATACATCGCGATGCACATGGAAAACCCGGCCCGCGCCGAGAAGCTCATCGGCGGCATGCCGATGCTGAAGGGCGGAACGAGCCTGCACAGCGAAATCGCGCCCGCTGCCGACGAGAACGGTCTCGATGCCGGGGATCGGGCCGTGATGCAGCTGATGGGCATCAACGAGGAAGAATACCAGGCGAGCCAGAAGGGCTCCGCCGCGCGCAAGGAGGCGCTCTGACATGGCTGCTCTGACTGCACCCCGCAACACGCCCGAAGTTCTCGGTGAAGTTCGCGGCTTCCCGCTGCCCGCAGGCGGCAAGGTCTTCGCTGGCGCAATCGTCGCGCTGACCGCAGCCGGCTTCGCGGCCGGGGCGACAGCGACCGCCGCCAACGTAACGGTCGGCCGCGCCGACGAGACGGTCGACAACGCCGACGGGGCCGATGGTGCCGTGCGCGTGAAGGTTCGCCGCGGCGTGTTCCGTTTCGCCAATTCGGGCGGCGCCGACGCGATCGCGCTGACCGAAGTCGGCAAGCCATGCTTCGTGGTCGACGATCAGACCGTCGCGAAGACCGACAATGCCGGTGCGCGCCCGCGCGCCGGGACCGTGTTCGACGTGGACGCCAACGGCGTCTGGGTCGAATTCCTCTGATCCGAAAGGCTCCATCGAAATGATCGTTTCCAGCGACAATCTCAACAAGCTGCGCACCGGCTTCTCGGCCGCGATGAAGCGCGGTCTCGGCCAGGCGACCAGCCTGTCGAGCAAGATCACCACGCGCGTTCCTGCCGCGACCAAGGAAATGCGCTACGGATGGCTCGGCAAGTTCCCGAACGTTCGCGAATGGATCGGTCCGCGCGTCGTGCAGAACCTCTCCGAGAGCGACTATACGATCCGCGAGAAGGCTTACGAGCTGACGATCGGCGTCGATCGCGACGACATCGAGACCGACAATCTCGGGATCTACGCGCCGATGTTCGAAGAGATGGGCCTCTCGACCCAGGCTCATGTCGAACAGCTGGTCTGGGGCTTGCTCAAGAAGGGCTTCGAGACCGACTGCTACGATGGCCAGTTCTTCTTCGACACCGATCACCCGGTACTCGCCGAAGATGGCGAGACCATGCTGTCGGTCGCGAACACCGATGGCGGCGACGGTTCGCCCTGGTTCCTGCTGGACGTCAGCCGTGCCTTGAAGCCGATCATCCTGCAGGTGCGCCGCGATTTCGGGGACATCGTCGCGCGCGACAAGGTGACCGACGACAACGTCTTCGACATGAACGAATTCCGGTACGGCGTCGATGCGCGCATGAACGTCGGATACGGCTTCTGGCAGTTCGCCTGGGGCTCGAAGCAGCCGCTCGATCCCGCTCGCTACGAAGCGGCGCGTACCGCGCTGATCGGGATGAAGGGCGATCACGGCCGTCCGCTGGGCATCATGCCGAAGCTGCTGGTCGTCGGCCCGCAGAATGAGGGCGCAGCCCGCCGGATCGTCGCATCGCAGCTGGTCAATGGCGGCGAGACGAACCCCTGGGCGGGCACTGCCGAAGTCCTCGTCGTTCCGTGGCTCGCCTGATGGCAAAGGCTCCAGCCACCGGTCGGCGTAAGTCGGCCAAGAAATTGCAGACCCCGGTCGGGGCCGAAGTTCAGCCGGAGGGCGCGGCCGCGTCCTCCGAGCTCGCGGAGGCAAAGGTTGCGGAGGCCCAGATTGGCACCGCAGCTGTCGATCCCGTCGGGGCGGGCTCCGTTTCGGCGGCGGCACCCGAGCAGTCCCGCGATGCGGCGGACGCCGCGGCACCCGATCGGAAGGCCGCGACGGACGAAGGGATTGAACCGGGGGCGACGCATCGTCCCCCGGTCGCCGAACCTTTCATCGAGGAAGAGATGGTCAGCGTTAGCGTGGCGTCGAAGAGCCGCAAGGGTCGCCGCCGGGCGGGCCGCGCGTTCGGTCCCGAACCTGTCGCGCTCCAGGTGACCCAAACCGTCCTCGAGCAGCTGCGGAGCGATCCCCAGCTCACAGTAACCGAAGACTGAGAAGACGATGACCTACGCGACGCTCGACCATCTGAAGGATCGCTACACGGCGCGCCTTCTGCTCGACCTGACCGATCGGGGCGATGCTCCGACCGGCGAGATCGATGCTGCTGTGGTCGAGCGTCAGCTGGTCAACACAGACGCGGTCATCGACGCCTATCTAGCGGGCAAGTATCGCCTGCCGCTCGCCGAGGTGCCGCCGCTCATCCGCGACCTTGCCGAGCAGATCGCGATCTACAAGCTTCATCCCTTCGAACCCGATGCCAAGATCAAGGCCGATCACGATGCTGCGCTAAAGCAGCTCCGCGATATCGCGACAGGAACGGTTCGCCTGCCGATCGAGGGCGTTGAGCCCGCCGATCGGACCGGGAGCGGAGTGCAGACCACTGATCGCGCGCGCCCGTTCTCGAACGAGAACTTGCGGGGGTTCATCTGATGAAACTGCGCATGGATGCCGTGCGTGAGCGCCTTGAGGACCGTGTGCCGGCGATCACTCGATACGGCAATGCAGCCGACTTCGCTTCCGTCGTTGAGCATGAACGCCTGCCGCTTACTACGCCGATCGCATACGTGTTGTTCGGCGGAATGATCGGCCGGACTGCCGAAGCCTCGGCGGGCATGTTCATTCAAAATGTCGGCGAAGCGGTCACCGTCATCCTTGCCGATCGCATCAATGGCGACGCGCTGGGCGAGAAGGCGCTGAAGGACATCAGCCCGCTCTTGGGAGCCGTCATCGAAGCAGTATGCGGATGGGCACCGGAGGATGCGATCGGCGTGTTCGAGCTGCGCTCGGCCGAGCTCGTCGGCGCGAAGGGCGGTGCGCTGATCTTCCAGATCGAATTTACTCTCAACGACCAGCTGAGGATCACACCATGAGCAAACCG